GCTCCAGTAGCATCGTTATTCCCAACAGGAATGTTGTTATGGAACACAAGACGCAGTGGCTTTAATGTAAAAGCATATGAAGTAAATTACTTCAACAGCGTAAGTTTCCCAGATCAAGATTTGCCAGAACAAACAGATGCATGGGTAACACAAAGTGGTAACATGGAAAATGGTGCTCCATACATGGGTGCATATGCTCAACGTGCAATGGTTGTAAAATCATTACGTGCAGCAATTGAAACCAACCAAGACATTCGTGATGAAGATAACAACTTCAACTTACAATGCTGCCCTAACTATCCAGAATTGCAACCAGACATGATTGCACTTAACGTAGATAGAGGTCAAACAGGTTACATCATTGGTGACACACCAATGACACTACCTAATGATGCAACAAGCATTGTTGCTTGGGCAACAAACGCAGCAGGAGCAGCAAGCACAGGTGTTCAAGGTCTCGTAACACGTGACACTTACATGGGCTTGTTCTATCCAAGTGGTTTAAGTGTAGATACAGCAGGCAACCAAGTTGCAGTTCCACCAAGTCATATGATGTTAAGTACATTCTTATATAATGACCAAGTGGCTTATCCGTGGTTAGCACCTGCAGGTACACGTAGAGGTTTAATTAACAATGCAACAAGTATTGGTTACATAAATGCACAAACAGGTGCGTTTGTATCAATCAAAACAAGTCAAGGCATTCGTGACACACTCTACACAAACAACATTAACCCATTAGTGTTCTTTACAGGAAATGGCTTACTTAACTATGGTAACATTACAAGTTTTGAATCAAACAGCGCACTAGATCGTATCAACGTTGCACGTTTGATTGCATATATACGCCGTCAATTAACTATAGCAGCAAGACCATTCGTGTTTGAACCTAACGATAGTATTACACAAAAAGCAATTGCCGGTGTAATTCAATCATTGTTTGTTGACCTAGTAGCAAAACGCGGTATATATGACTATATCGTAGTTTGCGATAGTTCAAACAACACACCTGCTAGAGTTGATGCGAATGAATTATGGGTAGACTGTGCTATTGAACCAGTCAAAGCAGCAGAGTTTATCTATATTCCAGTTCGCGTATTAGCAACAGGCACAATTGGTAACAATAACGGGCAATAAGTAGATCATCTGGGCGTCAGCAATGGCGCCCAGATAAATAAAAGTATATTAGGAGAATACGAAAATGGCAGTAGCCTCACAATCACTGTTTAACATGACAGTAGCAGGTGACAACGCAGGTGGCAATCAAGGCTTGTTAATGCCTAAATTGCAATTTAGATTCCGTGTTAATTTTATTAACTTGGGTCTAGGCAATTCAGGTTTAAGTTTAACAAAACAAGTAATGGAATGCGCACGTCCAAACTTGAGTTTTGATGAAATCACATTGAATGTTTACAACAGTCGCATTTATCTTGCTGGTAAGCATACATGGAACGAATTAAATATGACAATTCGTGACGATGCCGCTGGCACAGTTGCAACTGCATTAGGTGAACAATTACAAAAACAAATGAACTTTGTAGAACAAGCAAGTGCAGCAGCAGGTCAAGATTATAAATTTGAAACAAACATTCAAATTCTTGATGGCGGCAATGGTGCATATACACCAGTTGTTCTTGAAGAATGGCAACTTTATGGTTGCTTCTTAAAGACAGCCAACTATCAAACATTAAACTATGCTACAAGTGATGCGGTACAAGTTCAAATCACATTACGTTATGATAACGCAGTACAATTAGAAAATGGTACATTAAGCGGAGTAGGTAATGAGGCTGTAACTAGAATTCCAGCACTCTCACAAGACTCAGCAACAGGTATTGGTAGCGTAACATAATAATACATCCTACTCATATGATAAATATTATGAGTAGGATTATTTTTTTATGGCATACGGCTTTAACTCACAACCTGTAGAAATACCTCCGTATAAAACAGATACGGTTGGTAATCAAACCCTTACAGAAATACTTTCAGATTGGTTTCATGCTTCGAAACTTTTTCGAAGTAATTCATATCGTAATGCTCCTAAATTCAAGTTTTTATATCATGTATACTTTGATATTAATCCTGCAGCATATACACCTTCAACTCCAGAACAAAGTAATTTAATAGGTATTTTAGTTAGAGAAGTTAAACTACCTAGTTATACTTTTACAACACATCAATTAAATCAATACAATCGTAAACGAATTGTACAAACAAAAATAAAATATGATCCTGTAAATTTTCAATTTCACGATGATAATAATAATACTATTGCTAAAATGTGGGCAGCGTATTATACATATTATTATGCAGATGGCTCAATTCCAGGAGTTGCTTTTTCAGGAAACAACGCACAAGCAAGTTCTGCAACTATAGGAACTCCAAATGGAGGCTCTCAACAAGTTGTTACTGCTAGTAACTATGATTTACGCACACAATATGTTCCTTCTAATGCATTACCAAATCCAAACAATTGGGGGTATATTGGCGAAACAAATAGTCCAGCAAATCAGCAAGCAGCAAAAGTTCCTTTCTTTAAAAACATAACTATCTTTGGACTTAATAGACATAATTTTTTAGCGTATACACTTATTAATCCTATTATTACAAGTTTTAGCCACGACACTTATAACTATGATGATGGTTCAGGAACCATGCGTAATATTATGAATGTTGATTATGAAACTGTAGTATATAATGAAGGACAGTTAGATGGCACACAACCAGGAACATATGTTACAGGGTTTGGTAATCCTGATGTTTATGATCGAGATATTAGTCCTATTACAAAAGACGGAACACAAGGATATGTACTTAGTACAAATGGATTACAACCAAGTGAAGGAGGAGAAGTGTCTCCATTACGCAGACCAAATACTTTAAACCCAACTGTAAACAATCAACCAACTACAACAGCATATGCAGTAACTGCAAACAATGATATTCCTGAAATAATTACTACAGCATCAAGATTGCCACCTAATAACCCTCAATCAGGCATAAGCATACCTACACCAAATACTACAGAAAATGAAATACCTGAAATAGTAACTACATCACAGCGATTGCCACCAGTAGCAGGACAACAGGTTAATCCAGTACAACCCGTACAATCAGCCCCTACAAGTGGCGGAACATTTGGCGGTGGTGGTGCAAGTGGAACTTGGTAAAAAGGAATAATCATGGCAATTACAGTAGATAGCGTTTCACAACTAGATCAAACCGTAAGAATTTTTGATAGTTTTTATAATAATTTATTAAATGTATCGTTTGCAGATTACGATATGGTTTATAGTTATTTTAGTAGTGTTTGCGGCAGTGATCAAGTCGCACAAAATTATACATATTTATTTTTTCTAATTGCACAAAATACAGGTATACCAGTATTTACATTATTAGCAGAAGTGAGCAAAGGTAAAAATGCTCAAGGCACTACTGGTTTATTGCAAATGAATAGCATTGTTTGTTATTACTTAAACGGGTTTAAAGCAAAAACAAGTTTATATGGAGTATCAGTGCCATTACAAGCAAATCAACCTGCTGCTCGTAATGTAGTGTTATAATATGGCTAGATGGGCGCAAAGTTTTTATAATCCTAAAAATCCTGACAAATATATAGGTAAACATAAACCTTATTATCGTAGTGGTTGGGAACTTAGTTTTATGATATTTTGCGACAGCCATGACAAAATAATTAAATGGGCGAGCGAATCAATTAAAATTCCCTATAGAAATCCATTTACAGGAAAAGGCACAGTTTATGTTCCTGACTTTTTTGTTTTATACGAAGATAAAAATGGCAGACAAATTGCTGAATTAATTGAGATTAAACCTAAAAAACAAAGTATTATCGAAAGTAAAGTTACAAATGCTAGAAACCGAGCAGTAGTAGCATTAAATCATGTTAAATGGGCAGCAGCAAAAGCATACTGTAAACAACAGGGGCTGGGCTTTCGCGTTATAACAGAAGATGCTTTGTTTTATAATTCCAAAAGCCGTTAACAAAATAAATACATTATGAACCGAAAATTAGAAGATTTATTCAACTTAGACAATAGCAATTTGCCTGAAGCACCAGTTTTAGAAACACAAGTTGAGCAAAAAGAAACATATACCGAAGCATTAGATAACTTAGAAAAGATCGAAAACGCATTGCCTCAGGTACGTGGTTTAGAAACCAGCGACATTGAATTAGATGAACTTGCTAATATGGCTACGGCAAGTTATAAAGACTTAATGGATTTGGGTATGCAAGTTGACAGTAGATTTAGCAGTGAAATATTTGGGGTTGCAGGGAATTTATTAGGACACGCAATTACAGCAAAAACTGCCAAAATCAATAAGAAATTAAAAACTATAGAATTGCAATTAAAGAAAGCAACACTAGATCAGAAAGCCGCCGCTAAAAATGAAGAAATAGACAGTACTCCGATTGGGCAAGGACAAAAACTAGATCGCAACGAGTTGCTAGCAGTTCTAAATGCCAAAAATAAAGAGTGATGATAAATATATAATAGGGAATTCAATATGAAAAGTTTAAAACAATACATCGCAGAAAGCGTACACACATACGATTATACAATCAAAATTGCCGGTGATGTCACTGACAATTTTCTAGAACTTTTTACTTACAATTTAAACAAGTTCGATCCAGTTATTATTGAAAAACCAACATATACACCTGTACAAAAAACACCATATGGATTTCCTGATTTAGAAAATCAAAGAGTTTGCATTATTAAATGTAAATTCCGTTATCCAGCAACAGAGCCAATGATTCAACAAATGGCACAGTTGTTAGGTCATAATTTAAACATGGTGCGTGTTGTTGGTTCATATATGGATGACAGTGTTGATAATGAAGTAGTAGGTTATGAAAATCAAATGAAGCATAGCCCAACACAAAGCATTGAAAGTGGTCCAGTTGATATGAAAAAAGTATATGCAACTGATGAGCCACAAACAAAAGCACAAAAAGATGCAAGCAAAGCATATTCAAATAGTTACCTAGACGATATTAAAAAACAAACTAAAGATGATAAGGTTAATAGTCCTTATGCAGGCAAAGAAACAAAAGATGCATTTGACCCATTTAAGCCTTATCTTGGTGACACAAAATTAGGTAATAAAAGCCCAATGACAAACATCAGTCGCCCAAGCAAACCAAAAACTGGCGCAATGG